TATTCCAGGATGCGGTGGCTCAGACCGTTCCTCGTCAATACAGACAGCGGCCCAGAAGAAAGCCCAGACAAGGAGCAGGAAAACCATTTCCATTGTCTGGACCAGTCGGGAGGAAAGCCTAGAACGTATCGTACAGGATGGTCACGGTGACGACCGCCTGGCCCCAGCCGGTGGCGGACGTCGTGTCGAGGTAGAGCGTGGCCCCATTCGGGAAAGCCCGCTTGTTGATCACCCAGTAGCCGGAGGTGGTGGTGGTCAGGGTGCCACCGGCATCACCGGTGTCGGGAGACCAGCGAACCGTGTTGGTGGTAGCCGAGACCGAGGACACCACATCGGTGCCGCCCGCCGTCGTGCCGAGCTTGGCCACGACCGAGCCGCCGCCGACGTTCTCCCAGATGATACTGCGGATCAGCGATCGCGGTGGCAGGATGGCACTCGGGGAGACAATCGTGGTGGTGCCGCTCACCGGCCCGATCGCCAGCGAGCCACCGGCGCCGGAGGGTCCGAAGCCCTGTCCATTGAGCCAGCCGACGTCGGCCTGGTTGGCCATGACGCAGCCGAAGCTGTCGATGTTGTAGGTGACCACCGGACTGGTGCCAGTGGTGATCTGGGCGGGACCGCGCGCCGCCGCGACGGCTGCCGGCCGGCACATCTTCTGGAGGGCGTAAGCGTCAGACGCCGCGAGCAACGCCGAGGCGGCTAGGAGGGCGGCGGCTAAACGTTTCATCTCGGCTCTCTCCCGAACGTGTAGGTAGGAAAATGCGGATCCGGCATATCGCCCTTAAGCTCCGCCTCTAACTGGGCCTGACGCGCTAGGCGCTCAGCTTCTGCTGGGCCTGGAGAGGCACCCTTGGGCAGTGAGAAGGTATACCTCTTGGGATCACGGGCTATCGCTTCACGCGCCAGGATTGTGTTGACTTCCGTTCTCACCGGGCCGAGCGGCTTACCCTCTTTATCCAGGGGGCCGATCAAGTCCCAGAGCTGGGTCATCGTGCTCATGGTTCGGGGAGCACGGCCACGAAGATGGTGAACTGGATCGAGGCGTTGGAGCCGGCCACCGTCAGGTACGCCCGGATGTACTGGTACATCACGTCGTTCTGCTCGTTGGTGAAGCCCAGCTCGTACATGGTGCCCGAGGGCTCCTGTCCGAAGTTGGCCGACCCGAGCGGGGCCGCCGTGGTCATCGCCGTACCGTTGCGGGTGCCGGTGATGCCAAAGTCGATCATCGCCAGGTTCTGGACGTTGCCGGTGCCGAACGCGGCATCGTTGCTGCCCTGGATCGCCAGCGTGTAGACACAGCCTGTCGTGACAACGACGGACTGCACCATGATCACCGCCATAGCGTCGATGCGTGCCCGCAGGGCCGGCGTCCGCGACTGGTCGCCACCGAGGTCGATGACGGAAGCCGCACCGCCTACCGTCGTGACACCGGTGGCAGTTGCGGCGGCAGCGCCGTCCGCAAGCACCATATTGGCGTCAAAGGCATATGTTCTCGAACCCATCGCGACGGCTCCTTAAGCGACAATCACACCAGAGGTCCAACTGTCCAGCCGCGCCAGACAGTAGACATGCTCATCGACAAGACCCACGTCCCAGGCCAAGTGGGTACGGTACGTCTTGCCATCTTGCAGCAGGCCGATATCGCGGGCTTCAAGTGGCCGGATCTCGATACCGCGAAGCTGGCCCTCGCCGAAGCCCACCACGTACAGAGAACCGGTCACCTGAGCGCCGCCGCCTGAGGCGACCTCGTTGAACTGTAGCACCGGTGTATGGAAATCTTTGGGGTAGCCCCAGAGGAAGGGTAAGCCGGCATAAGACATCTTCAGCTTACCGACTTCATCCCAGGTCTGAATGACGAAACCAGACAGTGACTGGGTACGCGCTGCCTGGATCCACAGAGGACGAGAGGCGTAGGGCGCGATGATGTGGGTCGGGTTTTTAACGTTGTTAATCGCCTGGTCTAAGTTGGCTAAAGACAGGACCGCTCCGCCGGAGCTGGTGGAGTTGTGGAACTGTCGTGAAAACTTAGAAGCCCTGACCGCGAGGCCGTTAAATACGCGCGGGTTAGCAGAATAATCCCCATAGACAAAAGTATTGACCCAGAGACGGCAGAAAGCAGTGACTCCCATTTTTTCTTCGTAGTTTCTGCGCTCGGGTCCATGTCTGTCTACAATGGCGCGGTCCACATCAATGTCATGGTCAATGATGTAGGTCGCTTCTTGGAAAGGACTGATCGTGCCATGCCCACTCGACGAAGCTTCGTTGATGCCGCGAAAGACTGGCGTTGGGAGAACCGATTGGCGGTATCCCGTATAGTTGCTGCCCTTGAGTCCCTCGAATGGCAGCGCCGCCATGATGTCGCTTTCCTCGGCGAACATCTCGATGATGCGGCGATTAATATCCTCTTTAGCGAGTCCCTTCGCATATTCAGGCAGGGTAATCAGATTTGAAACGGGCATCGCTCAGAACCTCATCGACCGCGCTGTGAGACAAACTGTCTCTGATATTCGGCCTTCTGGTGATAGCTCATGTTGTTCCATTCTTCGTCTGAAATGGAACGAGGCGCCATGTCCCGGCCGGAGGCATTCAGGCTGGCGACCCCCTGGTTGGCAAACCGGGTTACCACCCGTTCCATGGCCCCGACGATATCGGCGGTGACCATCATGCCGACCAGGTGCTTGGTGGCTTCCTCACCGATCTGAGCCTTGAACCAAGTGACCACACTGTCTACCCGGCTCTGGGCGTTCGGACCCAGCTTGAGGATCTCCGCCTCGCGGGCCTGCTTGATCTGCTGGTTCATTCCCACGGCGGCCGAGGCATAGAGACCCAGCGCCTGCGAGAACTGCTCCTGGCTCAGACCACTATCTTTCGCCCATTGGCGAGCGTGAACGAGTAACGGGTCGTCTTCTCTGAATTTGAACTCGACGCCTTCGGGCGGTTTCCAGTCAGGAGGGAGTTCGGTCTTGTATCCGTTAGGGTCGGTAGGTCGGGTTGCTGCCTTAACGTCTTCAGCAGCTTTCCACGCACGGAGCTGGTCAAAGTTTTCCCGGAGCCCTTTGCCATTGATCGACTTCTTTCCAGCGTCCCAAAATTCTTCCGGTAACCAGTCCGGCCTAGCGGCCTCTGGTGGGGCGCTTGGTGGCGGCGATGTACTCGGGGTCGTGCTCGGCGGCCCACTCGCGGTAGTTACGGGGGCGCTCTGGGGGCTGCTCCCGTTTGCCGAGGACGACGGGCTTGAGGGCGTCGGATCCGGTGGCAATGAGTCCGTCACGCATAAGCTCCATTAAAGTGGCCGCCAGGATCCGCTCCCCCTGGTGTCTTGCCAATGTCCCAAGGTCGTTGACGACAACGGTCTCTGTAAGCTTCTTTTGCAGCCATAGATACAGGTAATGACCGTCATTACTGCGAGCGATGCGGTCGATGGCGAGGTGTAAGTCCTCGTCCGATATCATACAGGCCCGGGCGCACCGGCACCTTCGGGCGGCTCGGCACCGGCTTTCTGTTTCAGCGCCGCGAGCTGGCTCATCATCTGTACTGCCTGTTGTACCTGCTCGGGCGGACGGAACTTGATAAGGGCAAGGACCCGCATCTTGGCCGCAAAAGCTTGCATGGTCGCTGTACCATCAACAGCGGCACGGTATTCTTCCGGGAAACCAGATGCGGCAATCTGAATATACTGGGTAGCCGTAGCAATATCTTGCTGTTCAGCCGCCCGCTGTGCCGGGTTGAGAGGCATCGCACTAACCACTCGACCATCGACTTTGAGCGGCAGGATAACCCCGGCACGTTCCAGTAGATACTTAAACCGGAGGAAGAACGAACGCGGACCTTCCCGCCAGAAAGACATGCCCGGAGTGCCGATCCTTCTCTGGGCACGAGCCATCTCGTCGAGCCACTGCCCCAGTGTCGGCGGCGTATCCCCGGTCTGTTCTGGATAATCCACATAAAACAATTTTCTCAGGTTCTTCAGTTTCTCTTGGTACATGTAGGCTCCCTCCTCTGGTGGAGGGACCTGGTAGATTGGTTTAATTGCTGTCTCAGAACCTGGACGTATTGGGTATGCCATACCAGGTTCGAGACCTTGTTCAACAGCAACAAAACTATCATCAGGAAAGGTAATAGGAGGGGTGAGTGAAAGCTCTCCATGTTCGGTTCTCTGTCTTTCCAGTTCGTCTATCTGTCTGAATGTCGGCAGGCCTTGCAGCATCGGCCCGACGCCCCATGGCCAGTCAGCGGTCGGGTTGAACCGGCAGACAACCAGCGGACAAGAACCTTCGCCTCGCATCTCGGCTTCATGGATCACCTGATCCTTGACCATGACGACATGCTGCCAGACCTCGTCGTGCTCGTGCTCCCACTTGCGCCAGAAGCCCCAGACTATCTGGGTGCGAGCTGTGGCGCGTTTATTGTTCTCGTCCACGAGGTCTTTGGGAAGTTTTCCGTAGAGTTCGTCGCCAAGCACGCCACGCACAGAGCTATTGCGGACATACCTAACAACAAAACGATCGTCGATTTCGCCGTCTGGCCCAAGGTTAATCTCAAGCTCTCGAAGTGGTACCGCGAGACAAGAGATGGCTTTGTAGGGATGAGACCGGTCGATCCAGAGGGCGGAGGTTCCGATAGCGATATCGGGGTAAAAAGCCTTTGGTAGCTCGGAATAAAAGTTGCTAGCCTTGATGGCTTCGAAGATCCGGTTGTCATCTTCCTGCACCTGCTCCTTCACCTGGTCCCAAGCCTGAGCAGGTAGGTCTTGGCCCCGGCCGCGCTCCACCCACCGTTGAGCCTCTGGAAGATAAGTGTTGACCAGCTCGGTAACAAAGTCTGCACAGAGGATAAATGCCTGGTCAGTGTATAGCTCTGGCATGTCCAGCAGCCGTTGTGTGGCTGGTGCAGTCTGTGAGGATACCTGCCGTTGTCGTTGTGGTGCACAAAAGAAGTAGCATTCTTTGAAATCAAGAACCCAGAGATCCTTCCACATGCGCGCGGCGGCGAGCCGCTGTTTAGCGCTTTCATGTACGGTGAGCGTCTCAGCCACGACCACGACCTCGTAGGCCGCCGGACAGGAGGCCGGTCGTCGGCTGTACCACCGGTGCCAGGGTTGGGCCTTTGCCGGTGCCGGCCGTACCGAGGAGAGCCCCGTACCGGCTAAGCAACGACTCCAGGTCGGAAGCTGCCGTGGTCTGGGTGTTCTGGATCGCCACTGCCTGCGCTTGCTGCTGGGCAGCGATCAAGGCCGGGTCCGGCCGCACCGGTGGCGGAGCCGGAGGCGTGGGTGGGCTGAACAGGTCGGTCATGAATGATCCTTGCGCCGGATTGCAGACAGTCGCGCCATAGCCGGTCCGGCCTCAATGCCCTGGAACGAAGACGGAGTAAATGCTTAATAGCTGGAACGCACCAAAAACCAAGGCGCACAAGAGGACGATGCTGAGCAGCATCAGCAACAGGTAGTTCCAGAACGGCACAGTCTTCGCACCAGGAGTGAATGAGCCATTCGGCGTGCCGGCCCTTGGCAAGATAGATGTTCGTCATGCCAATGCAGACGTCGTAGAATATCCAGGCTTTGAGCTGCGGTACATAGCCGAACGCACGGACGTGCTTGAGCTGACCGAAGGCGATAAAAGACAACAACCGGGTGCGGCCCTGGGTAGTGAAAGACACAAACCAGGAGCTGGGCGTACCGACGAGCGGGTACTCAGCGCATTCTCCCACGGGTGTCTGCTCCCCAGACACGGCGCATCGTAGTCTGTCT